AGCGACGAGAAAAAACCACAGAAAGACGAATTAGAAGACTATAGTAAAGATGTGCAAAGACGTATTGCTAAACTTACGAAGAAGTATAGAGAAGCAGAACGTCAAAAAGAAGAAGCTTTAAGATATGCTGAAGTTCAGAAAACTGAAAAAGAAGCAACTCTTAGAAAATATTCTTCATTAGAAACATCGAGCGTTAAGGATCGAGAAGCAAGAATATCTTCTGGATTATTAGCAGCTCAAGCTAAACTTGCAGCAGCAAGAGAAGCTCAAGATATTTCTGCTGAAGTAGATGCACAAAAAGAAATAGCAAGACTTGGTTATGAAGAAGCTAGATTAATGGATGTTAAGGCTGCATATGAAAATGTGCCAAAAGAAGAGCCTAGACAACAAATTAATTTAACTAGAAATCAAGTTGATGCAGGAAGACCTGATCCAAAAGCGGAATCTTGGGGATCTAAAAATAGATGGTTCGGAAGCGATTCAGCTATGACTTATACGGCTTTTGACATACATAAGAAGCTAGTAGATGATGAAGGTTACGACCCTGCAAGTGACGAATATTATACGGAAATTGATAAAAGAATAAGACTTGAATTTCCGCATAAATTTGATAAGATCGCAACAACGGAATCGACCCAACCAGTACAAATAGTAGCTTCAGCGAAGCGAAGTACAAAACCAGGTCGCAAAACTGTGAGACTCACGCCTTCTCAAGTTGCAATCGCTAAAAAATTAGGAGTGCCATTAGAAGAGTATGCGAAACAATTAACACTCACGAAGGAGGTATAAGCATATGACAAACGAAAATACAAAGACCCCACGTGCGAGCCAAACTAGGGATACTGAAAAGAGACCTACAACTTGGACTCCACCATCTAGTTTAGATGCACCGCGCCCTAAGGACGGTTATAGACATAAGTGGATTAGATTAGAAACATTAGGCTTAGATGATACTAAGAATGTTTCTGCTAAACTAAGATCCGGATACGAGTTCGTAAGAGCTGATGAATATCCAGGTGAAACTTTTTCTACTATACCCGAAGGTAAATACGCGGGAATCATCGGACACGGTGGCCTTGCGCTGGCAAGGATACCTGAAGAGGTTGCGCTAGCTCGAAATGCTTATTTTGCAAAACAAACTAAGGATCGAGAAGATGCTTACAAAAACGACCTTATGAAGGAACAGCACCCAAGTATGCCAATCGACGCAGATAGGCAGACTCGTGTAACTTTTGGTGGTACGAACAAAAAATAATTTTTTTGTGATATCAACAAAATAAATATAAACTTAAACAAGGAAATAAACATGGCTACAAATACTAATGCCCCATTTGGTCTTAGACCAATAGGCAAAGTAGGTCAGAATGATGACAACCAAGGTTTAGCGTCCTACGGTATCGCTGCAAACTCGTCTGCAATTTACCAATTTGACCCAGTTCAAGCTTTAGGAACAGGTTATATTGATGTTGTATCAACGACAGATGTACAGATACTAGGATCTCTAAACGGGGTTTTCTTCACGAATACATCTACTAAGAAACCAACATGGACTAATCACTTGGACGCTTCAAACACAGCAACTGATATTATTGGTTATGTGGCGAGCGATCCTTATGAAAGGTTCGAAATTGAAGCAAGTTCTACGCTTCCAATCGCAAGTATTTTTGCAAATGCGAATATAGTTTACACAGCTGGATCTTCAGCTAACTATCTTTCAAAAGTGCAAATTAATACTTCACAAGTTGGAGTTACAACTACTTCTCAATTAAGAATTATTGGTGTTACTAATGATTCGAATGAAAATGGTTTATTAAACGCTACTACTTATTCTACTAACGTGAATGTAGTTGCTATTGTTAATAATCATTTTTATAAACAATTTACAGGACTATAGGATAAATCATGGCTATATCAAGAGGACAACTAGTTAAAGAACTAGAACCAGGATTGAATGCACTATTCGGTCTTGAATACAAACGATACGAAAATCAGCACTTAGAGATTTTTGACATTGAAAATTCTGACAGGGCTTTCGAAGAGGAAGTAATGTTATCAGGATTTGCAAATGCACAAGTAAAACCGGAAGGTTCAGGTGTGACATTTGACAATGCTCAAGAAACTTTTACAGCTCGTTATACGCATAATACGATAGCTTTAGCGTTCGCAATCACTGAAGAAGCGATTGAGGACAACTTGTATGATAGACTAGCGTCTAGATATACAAAAGCTTTAGCTAGATCTATGGCGAATACTAAGCAAGTAACTGCTGCTAACGTGTTAAACAATGCTTTCAGCGCAAGTTATCCAGGTGGTGACGGAGTTGCTTTATTAGCGACTAACCATCCGACAATTGCTGGAACATTTAAAAACACATTATCAACTGCTGCCGATCTTAATGAAACTTCATTAGAACAAGCTTTGATTGATATCAATGCTTTAACTGACGAACGTGGTCTTAAAATCGCTGCAAGAGGAATCAAGATGATTGTTCCTCCTGAACTTCAGTTCACTGCGGAAAGATTAATGAAATCTGCTCAAAGAACTGGTACTGCTGATAATGATACTAACGCAATTAGATCAATGGGTCTTGTTCAAGAAGGTTATGTTATCAATAACTTCTTAACAGACACAGATGCTTTCTTTATCAAAACTGACGTTCCAAATGGAATGAAAATGTTTGTAAGAGCACCTATTAAAACTGCTATGGAAGGCGACTTCGATACAGGTAATGTTAGATACAAAGCAAGAGAGAGATACTCTTTTGGTTGGTCTGACCCAAGAGGACTTTACGGTTCTCCAGGTGCTTAATAATTAAGCATTATTTATTTAAAGGGAGCCCTTACGGGCTCCCTTTTTTTATGATAGAAAGAAAGAATTATGACAAAATTGTTTAACGTTAGAATTAAAGCTTATGGATACATGGCAAGTTTTGATGTTAATTCAAAAGACAACGCGAAAGATATAGAACAAGCTATCCTTGACAAAATAGGACAAAATGAGGTACTATTTAAGGACAGTAATAGATCTTTTGCAAAAGATAAATGCTGGATAACCTATGAGGAGGTTGTAAATGATATCAGTTCAAAACCTTTATACGAAGAAAAGGTCGTTAGAACTTGATTGGGAGCAACACTACATTCAAGAGGGTAAATATACTCTTGATATGGTTAGGATTGACGAAAAAATTCGTGAAATCATTAACCAAATTAAAATGTCTGAAGCTGAAATAGCACATAGACAAATTATGGTAGATAATGCAGCTCCTGAGTTTTCTGTAGCTAGCTAAAAAGCTACTTATATCCGAAAAAACGTATTTTCGATGTAGGTATTCCTTGCGCTATTCAATAAATTCAGTTATATTTTAATTACTATACTTAACTTTCTGATGCGGACGCGTATAGTCGACGGCCTAGAGACTGCATTGGAATAACTAGGAGAACATACTATGGCAAATACAACGTTTACGGGTCCAGTCTGTTCATTCAATGGATTCATTGGTGGACCAAACCCAAATGCAGGAGTATCAGGAACAACTGATGATACACAACAAGGTGGTAATGTAGTTTATTCATTTTCAAATACTACTACACTTATTATTGCTTCTGGAACTTATTCAGGAACAACTTTATTAGCAACTACAAACAGAGGAGTTATGACTTTCACAAGTAACTGTATTTCTGGTGTTGCAGGATATGTGTTTTCTGATGGAACAACTTGGAAGATGGTGAATGCACCAAGTACAAGTATAGCAAGTTCATAATAATTAATTTTTAAGAGCTCCTTCGGGAGCTCTTAATTTAAGGAGATAAAAAATGAGTTTTAAAGGTGATGTCAAACCGGTAGTATGTGCAAGTAACATTTCTACTGCGGTTCTATGGGCAGGACCAACACGATTAAGAGGATTAATTGCTCAATCAGTTGGAACTTCAGGAACAGCTATTATTAATGGATTAGCAAATACAACTACAGTAAGTACTTCAACTAATACACAAGTTTATATGCTTATATCAGTTGGCGCAGGTCAATCAGTAACATTAAATCTTCCAGAAGATGGAATTAACTATGCAGAAAAAGCTGCATTTGGTGTTGTTGATGGTATTGGTGTTATAAATAATTCAGGAATTAACGTAACACTATTGATAGATAAGTAGGAGGCTAAATGGCTTATCCAACTACTTCGGGAACAACTACTTTTGAAAAAACTTTTGCTATAGATGATATAGTTCAAGAGTCTTTTGAAAGAATTGGTTTAATGAACTATACCGGTTTCGATATGAAATCGGCTAGAAGATCATTGAACATAATGTTCCAAGAATGGTCTAATCGTGGACTTCATTATTGGGAAGTAAAACAAAATAGTATATCAATGGTTCCAAACCAAAGTGTATATACAATTTATCGTTCAGCTTCAGATGGAACTTCAGATGGAGTTTTAAGTTATTTAAATGGTGCAATTACAGCATCACAAACAACAATTACATTAGATTCAGTTTGGCAATTTCCCGCTACTGGAACCTTGCTAATAGGATCAGAGCAAATTACTTACACAGCAACAGATACAGCTAATAGTCAAATTACAGGTTGTACAAGAGGTGCAAATAGCACAACAGCTGCAATTCATGCAGACAACGCTGCTGTTTATGATTATAATTCAATTACATATGGACCAGATGATATTTTAGAAGCAACTTATAGAAATACATTACAAACTCCAGTTGCAGATTTTCCACTTACTAAAATTAGTCGTTCAATTTACAATTCTTTATCAAGCAAATATTCAACAGGTCAACCTACACAATATTGGGTTCAAAGATTTATAGATAAAGTTACAATCACTCTTTATTTACAACCTGGTCAATACCAATTAAATAATAATATTCATTACTACTATGCAAGTAGAATTCAAGATGTTGGGGCATATCAAAATATTACAGATGTTCCTTATAGATTTGTTCCATGTATGGTTGCAGGGCTTGCTTACCATATGTCTCTTAAAAAAAATCCACAAAGAACAGAACAAATGAGATTATTATACGAAGATGAATTAAAAAGAGCATTAGAAAATGACGGCTCTGCTTCTAGTTCATTTATAACCCCTAGAAGTTATTATCCAAATGTCTAATCTATCAAAAGGTAAATTTGCATGGAGAATTTCTGATCGTTCAGGTCAAAGATTTCCATACACTGAAATGGTTCAAGAATGGAATGGATCATGGGTACATACTTCTGAATTTGAACCAAAACATCCTCAATTAGAACCAAAACCACACGCTGCTTATCCTCAAGGATTACAATGGGCAAAACCAGATAGACAAGAACCACCTGTAATAAATTTATTAACAGCTAATCCATTTACAACTCTTAAATATGCAGGAAGTACTTATATAAATGTTTATCAAGAAGATCATGCATACGATACTGGTAACATTGTAGCATTTAGAGGGGAGCCTTTAGTATTTTCTGCAGGATCATCTACAGAAGAAACTTCATTTGCAGATGTACAGTCTTTTGATGGTATAACAGATATTTCTAATACAAATGGATTTACTATTACAGTTGGAAAAATAAATTCATTAGGTATTGTTAGTGATACATTAAACTATTATTATTTTAAAAGTTCTGATACAGCTAC